CACTTCCAGCTCGTTCTGCAGCGACTTGCCGTCCTCGACGGTGATGACGCCTTCCTTGCCGACCTTGTCCATGGCATCGGCGATAATCTTGCCGATGTCGCTGTCCGCGTTGGCGGAGATGGCGCCGACCTGGGCGATCTCGGTGGAGGTGGTGCAGGGCTTGGACAGCTTCTTCAGTTCGTCGACGATGGCCACGACGGCCTTGTCGATGCCGCGCTTGAGGTCCATCGGGTTCATGCCGGCGGCGACGAACTTCATGCCTTCGCGCACGATCGACTGGGCCAGCACGGTGGCGGTGGTGGTGCCGTCGCCGGCGACGTCGGACGTCTTGGAGGCAACTTCCTTCACCATCTGCGCGCCCATGTTCTGGAACTTGTCCTTGAGCTCGATCTCCTTGGCGACGGACACGCCGTCCTTGGTCACCGTCGGGGCGCCGAAGGAGCGCTCCAGCACGACGTTGCGGCCCTTCGGACCGAGCGTGACCTTGACCGCGTCGGCCAGGATATTGACGCCTTCCACCATGCGGTGGCGGGCGGAATCACCAAATTTGACTTCTTTAGCAGGCATTGCGTTTCTCCTCTATGGTTCCGTTACTTGCCTTCAACGACACCCATGATGTCTTCTTCGCGCATGACGAGCAGTTCCTCGCCCTGCACCTTGACGGTCTGGCCGGCGTATTTGCCGAACAGCACCTTGTCGCCGACCTTGACGTCGAGGGCGATGTGCTTGCCGTTGTCGTCGCGCTTGCCGGGACCGACGGCCATCACTTCACCCTGATCGGGCTTCTCGGCGGCGGTGTCGGGAATGACGATGCCGGAGGCCGTCTTGCGCTCCTCTTCGAGGCGCTTGACGATCACGCGGTCATGCAAAGGACGAATTTTCATAGAGTTATCTCCTCTCTACAGTTCGAATTTGACGGAAGTGAGCGAACGCTCACATATAGATATCGCTAAGCTTGCATTAGCACTCATTGCTAACGAGTGCTAATAATAAGGATTTTTGCCGCGATATTCAAGGGGGCACCTATTGTGGCAAAGCCTCATTGTCAGGAAGCAAACAACTCCGGAAAAAAGTCGAAAAGACTCCGGAAACCGAATTTCGTGTAAATCAGTGCCAAATGGGGCGTAAAACTTTCATTCTTTTGTAACGCGTCTCCCTATTGAGCCCTTGGCTTCACGACCCCCGGAAGTCGAGCTTGTCGCTCAGTCGCTCGCTGGCGCCAGATCAAGCCCGAGCTGTTCCTGCGGGGGAGGCGGGAAGTTGGCGCGGTCATACGCCCGCCACATTAATTTTGGTGCTTCTGGATGGTCCGTGGCGTGGAGCATGTAGTACATCACCGCACCACCACTCTCACTCTCATAAATCGGCCACGGCTTCGCGGATTTATAGCCTAGTTCCCGCATGAACCTGTCTCGCACGGTGTCGCGAATCTCGCTTTGACTCATCTTGGGAACATCCGCCCAATCAGCCCGCCCCCACCAAGTTGCCAAATCCTCCTCGGGTGCCTTGAGTGAACTTATCGCGCGGTGAAGCCATCGCATGGGCAGGAAATAAAACAGCTCGATTTTGTGTCCGCTCTTCTTATGTTCAGCAAGTTTTTTAACGGTCTCCCATTTGCATTCGAGGGTACGCTGATCCAGCAATGCAAAGGCTGCTTCCTTCTCGGTGATTTTGCCCTCAGCTAAAATATCCCCCAGTAGGTCATTGAAATCGCCATGCATGACCCGGATATGCCGCTTGGGCTCACTCTTCTTTCGGTCGCGCGGCGGCTGGGCTTCAACCATCCCCGTCAACTGCGCGGCCTTCACATCATCCAAATCGCACAAATAGAAATTTCGTAACCATCGTGGTCGGCTCTCCAGTACAAGCTTCGCAGACCACATATCAAGCCTCTCGGGTTCCTGAGGGCCAGCGAAGCCATCGATATAGGTGCCGTGGCGTGTAATCTGCACGAAGTAGTACAGATAACGCTCAATTAGTCTGGCTTTTTCCGACGTCCAAACTGGATGCCTAATGGCCTTAACCATTGTCTCTGGCTCGCCAATAACCTCAGGCAAACCATCGAATAACCAAGCAGTTCGAGTGTCGTGCAGGTCGCGCGGCGACATTACACGATGCCTGCAGGAAATCCATCCCATGTGCGGCCGGCTAGGGCTCGACCTGTAACTTTCTTGCCAAGCTTGTACAGGCGAATCGTTTCACCGTTTCTACCGATCACGGAAACACTTTGTGCGGCCTTACGATCAGCGGGCGATTCCGGCCCCCAGTGTCCCCATTGCTTGAAGTGGAAAGGCACACCTTTGGCCTCGCATTGATCACGCAGGGATTCAGCCCATAGTGGATTCATAGGCCTCGCCTTGCTCCCGGATTCACCGCCAGCGATTACCCAATTCAACCCCGATTTCTTGCCTGGTGCGGCCAGCCACTTGCTCGCGTCGACCGGGCCAAGCAGTGGCTCGCAGGAGGCAAATCGCACCGCTGCCGGAATATCAAGAATGAGAGGGATACGTTTGTTCGCGCACTCCTGGTCCTCGGCGGTTGTGCCAAGCCAGACATTGCGCGGCCAACGCTTACCCCAAGGTGAAAGATCCCGCACATGCTCTGGACGTTTAGTCAGCAGTAGCCAGTCAAGATTCGGGGTTGTCTCAATTAGGCGCCACAACCGATCACGCCACACATCAAGCTCGCGGCGATTCTCGAATACATCGGCCATAGATGCACAGAAAACGCGGGGGCGATCACCGACCTTATCTGCATCGGCGTTCCATTTAAGTGGCTCTGTCCAATGCTTGTCGCCAAAAAACCGGCGATCAGTGCGAGATCCCCATAAATCTAAACCTAAGCGTTGCGCCCAAGTTTCCGCATAGCAGTGCTTGCATGCTGGGGAAACCTTTTCGCACCCCCACCAAGGATTGAAGGTGTGCCTAGTCCATTCAATCTTACTATTTTGTCCCATGCCCCACCTCATAACAATGACGTAGCAATGCTACCTGAACGTGCATTGCCTAGCCATATTATGGCGTCCCCGCAGACTCATGGCATGACCTACCCAAAAACACCTGCTCACCAAATTGAAGGCGGCTGGCTAATCCCGGAATTCCGCCATTGCGTGCCTCCTCTCAAGGTGTTCTGGCGCTCTAGGCGCTCTGACACTCAATCACGCTCGCCCTAAGGGCGCCGCCTTGCGGCGGCATGAACGAGAACATCCGCAAGGCGACTTTCGGTCATGGGGCAGGCAGACATTACGCTATGACCGACACTCGCGCAGCGCCTATCGCCTTGGCAGGAAGAACCCGAATCTAACTGTATAGGTCAAGCTATATGGCGCTCCAGTTGTCGCCTTTCTTTTTCTTCTCGCGCTGCTCCTTGTCGCTGAGCTTGCGGGAAAGCTTCGAGCGGCCAATGCCGGCAACCAGGTCGAACGCCTCGCGGCGCGCGATGGAAAGGACCGTGCGCGTACCGTTTTCATCGAGCGTGTAGGTGCAACCGACGATCAGCATCTCCGCCGCGTTAAGCCACAGCATCGGCGAAGTGACCGTGACCAAAGTGTTCGGCTGCCAGAGCGCGCCTGAACTATCTCGCCAGCCCTGGACGGTGATCGAGCCGCGATTGCCGCGCCCCATGCGCACGTTGCGTTCCCATTCGGCGCGATCGCGCAGCGTGGCGCCGGCGCCGTGGGACTCGGACAGCACGATCAGTGGACGGTAGTTCGTAATGGCGTCATCGCGCACGGTGGCTGCGGGACTGGCTGCATGTTCAGCGTAGAACTCATCAGAGCCGCGCTCCTGCCCTTTGACCGTGTAGACCGAATATCGATCCTTCCAACTGAACTGACCTCTACCTGCGAGAATATTCTCACCCTCGGCAAGCGTAGTGTTGCAGCGCTGCGTACCTGCACGGGTAATAACCAGGTTGCCTTCTCCGTCCGACACAAGCAGTACGGCCTTTGAACGGGCCGCGCGCTCAATGCAATCGAAGACTGTTTCGCCCTCCTCGACGTTGAAGCTGGGCAGCGCCGCTCCTACATCGGTTTCAACCTTGACCTTGATGCCGAACGGGGCGCACAGATCCCGCGCGATGCGATCAAGCGGGGCATTTATCCACTGCCCCGTCTTGTAGATCGCCGAGCAATCGACCAAGTAACCGGTAGCATCACGCCCTCTCACAGCCAAGCTATGCGCCTGACTGCTGAATTCCGGTTCGGAGTCGTCAACGTATCCAGTGATGACCGTCACGCCGTCGAGCTTGAGCTGGCATTTGTCACCGGGCTTGATCGGGCGGCTCACCGACTGCCCGGGCCAGCGCTCGGTCACGCTCAACTCAAATCCGTTGGCGATCTGCTCAATGGAGCGTTGAACTGTGCAACGCATCCAGCCTCCGTAAATCGTGCCTCCGACGTATAGCTCAACGACACCTGGCTGTGCGTGTGTCATGCTTGCCGGCCCCCTCCGATTAACTTTCGTTGCAGGATCTCCAGGATGTCTTTTGCATCGCCTTCTGAGACACCAAGAAACGGGCGAGGGGGTATGCGCACCTTCTTGACAGAGACGAAACCACCTGAGGCCAGTTTGAAACGCAGCGATCCAGCTCCCTTGGCACGGATATCGCCACCGAACTGGTGAATGGCTGCGTATATGCGATTCACGCCCCACTCTGCGTAATCACCACCTACGTTCCAGCTGACAGAATTTCCAAGGTGAGCATCCTTGGTGAGCGTCCGACCGCCGACAATTTTGGCGCGCAAGCTTGGTTCCCAGCGGCGGCCATCTGGACCGCTTTCGGTGCGAAAGCGAGCCCTGGTCGTACGCTCCCCAAGGCTTGCGATGTCGCGCATAGCAGGCAAAGGGTTGCGCCCAAGCTCGATCATTCGGCGCAAGGCGGCAAGTATCTCCGCGTCTTCAACACTAAATTCAAAACTGCTCATGACACCTCTTCAGAATCACTCACCCAGAAATGGCTGGTGTATTAAACAACGCCAATTTCAGCCGCCATTTCCGCCTGCAGCTTCGCGACCTGTTCGGGCGAAGACTCCGCCCCGAAGCCCTTGGTGATGATCCGCGCAATACATTGCTCCAGCGAGGCGCCACCGCCGCTTTTGAGCAGGGCCGCGTGAGCGCGGGCGATTTTTTGCGTAAGCAGAGGCATGGCTTCGTGAGTCAGCACCTCGGCAGCAATGGCGTCGAAGCAGGCCGACCAAAGCACGGCCTCTTCGATGCGAAGTTGACCTTTTGCTTTCTCCAGCGCATCGGGCAGGGAACGCAAACGGCCGTCGATATTGGAAATCAGGACTTCGGCATCCGCATCGGCTGCACGCGCCTTCGCCAGGGCGGCGTTTGCGGAAGCAGCGTCTCCGAGCGAAAGCGCGTCGCGTTTCGCCCCTTCAGCCTGGCTTATGCCAGCTGCCGCCCTCTGTTTCGCTTCGGCCGCACGCTCACGCGCCTCCGTGAGATCGCGCTTTTGAGTTTCCAGCGTCTGGACCGTGTTGCGCGCATCGCGATATTTTTCAGCTGCAAGATCGAGCAATCCCTGCTCGGGCAATCGGATGGATTCGAGCCTGGAGATTTCCTCCTGCCACTTCCGTTTTTCGGCAGCCATTCCGCGCACCTTCTCATTAAGCTCGGTGCAGCGTTCGTCAAGGGCTCGGACTTCGGCCATCATGGCTACGTCTTTTTCCCGTTCCGCGCGCGTGCGATACCCATTCGCACGATTGCGAAGGTCCTGCAGTTCACGTTCGTAGGACAGACGCGCGGAGTCGGCTTCGGCCGTTGCCTTCCTGGCCGCCGATAGACAATTCAGCACTTCGCGAACATTAACTACTGCCGTATCTTCCATCATGAATTCTCCTCTTCAAGAGTCCGTAGATAAGCCACTGGGGATACGCCCAACAAACGACACACCCCCAGCTGCGCCGGATTGAGCCCGCCTGCAGCCCCATTCGTTTTCTGGATGACAACGTCCGCCCCAGCCCTGGTTTGCAGTAAGCTGTCCGCTGAAATACCCAAGCGCGCGCACACCTCGCGATCCACCTCTGTCAAACCACACGCTTGTTCCGTAACGCGATGGCCCCGTCGCAGGGCGACGGCAACCATCCCATCGAGGGCAGGGGAATTCGTCAGGGCTGCGCTGAGAATTTCTTGCACATGCCCGCTGCGAGCATCAAAGCGGAACACGGGGGAAAGGTATTTGTATTCGCCTGCACGAATCATCGCGCTCGCTGCAGCAGTCCAGCGAACATCGGTCGCGAACAGCCCGACACCTTCGCGCCATTCAACCCGCTTGAACCATCCGGCGGCCGGAGCTGGCCTGCCGTTCTTTTCTGCGAGATGGGTTTGGTGCTCAAAATCGATCACCAGATCGTTTATGCGCCGCTCCGCACGCGCAATGACCTCATCGGCAATTCCGGCATCGATACGCCAGGCAGTCACGCCAGTAGGGCGGCCATCGATGGAGCGAAAATCGCCGTAGGGGAGCAACTGCACCAGCCCCCCATCGTGAACTGCGACCGTGAGCGCAACCCTGGCAACTTGATGTGTAGTACTCACCCCACTACCCCTTGCGTCGTTTGGCGATGGCCGCAAGCCTGGCTTCTTCCTGGGCCTTGTCCTGCGCCGGCTTCGTCATCTTCCACAAGATCTGACGGACGCGCATCTCGGATATACCGTGGTTCATCGCCAGCTCTCCATAGTTCTTGCCGTTGAATTCGGAAAGAATGGCCAGGTCTCTCTTCCGCCTCTTCACACCAATACCCTGCGGCACATAGAAGGCTTGCCCGCCCCAGTGTTTGCGCAGGTCATCAACAACCGCGACGGCGATGTACGCGCTCTTTTCCCCACCGACACCGTGTGCGGCCAACGATGCTTGCAGTTTCGTCGCAGCGTCCTCGAAGAGATCATCGGCATCAAAGCTCATGATGCCGATGCTGGCTTACCCAAAGCCCTTTGTTAAAGAAAATGTTTTACTAAATCGTGGAGCCAGATGCCGGTATGGTTGCCATCGCGATACGGCCGGTTAGCTACCACCTATCTCCTCTTCGGGGCTGACCATCCAGCCGTTCGCACTTGGCTGGCGACCCGGGCAGCCCTTCCAGATGGCCCCGAGCCACCGTGAAACCGGATAGCCCGCCAGGGCGTCGTCCAAAGGGGTGGCCCCTTTAACAGGGGCCACCCGGGCGGCAACCCCGCCAAGAACCCCGTTAAACCCCCGTTAAAAACCGCTGACGGAAAATTCCCAGGGGTAGGTAGCCGCCCGGGGCTTTCGGCGGCCCCTGGGGGCTGTATTGCGGCCGACCGAATCCGGCCGGGCTTGACCTGGCGATCCCTCCCCAAAATGAAAAACCCGCCTGCTATGTGCAAGGCGGGTTGGAAAGGGCAATGCCGGATGTTTAGCCGGGCGGGACGCCGGCAATCTGCCGGCCGTGATCGGAGGTTTCGATCAATCCGCCGCCGACTGCACAGATCAGAGCCCCTAGACCGTTGAGCGTATGGTCTTCTAGGCGGTCCATGTCGGCCGCTTTCATCACTTCGCCGAGGGCACACAGGCCGAGACCGATATCGCTCGTGGCCTTGAACAGGTTGCCGGTCATTTCCAAGGCATTGAGACCACTCATACCAATTCCCCCTTTGCTGCGCGCTCGAGCCGCTCCAGGTCGGTGTACCCCTCACCCGCCGGACCCTCTAGCGCTTCGCCGAAGAAGCGAAAGATAGCCGCCGCATCGCTGCGGCGGGTTTCATTCAGCGGCTCGTCTGCGCTCAGGTATTCCGGCCGCATCATGCTGGCTATGCCGCGCAGGGCTTCGCCGGCCAACTTAATGAATTGCAGGCGGCCATACAGGTCATCGAATGCGCCGTGCGTCGCCGGCGGCACTGCGAAGGATGTGCGCCGGATGTCGGCGATGTGTTGGGCTCTCTCGTCTGCGCTTTCTGCTACGTTTGAAATCTTCGCTTGCTCCATTACGAGTTCCCCTCTTTCTGAAATTGGATCGAGTTCAGAGTAGAAAACACCTGATCGGGTGAAGCCCCGGTTTCAATGATCGTGGTCTGCCGGGACTTTGTATCGATCACAAAAACTATTGAGCCGCCTCCCTCTGGCAGGCCCAATCCTCCCACGCTGCAGCCGTCGCCAGCCTGCCGCATGGCTTGCGCTTCCAACAGCATCACCTTCGTTCTGAGTTGCGCGCCGTAGCGACGCACGCATGACTCCGAAACGTCAATCCCTCGTTTGCGCAGGCCGAGAGCTACAGCAGCGTATTGTGCATACCCGGCACGGTGGATCGCATCACGAATCAACTTCCGTACTGAAGGCGGCATGGTTTCAATCTTTGTGCGCGGTGGCATTCTGTTTTCCTCCCATTCTTTCAATCCAGTTACCCAATGCGGCGATGACGCGTTGCGCACTGGCCATATCGAGAAAGCGCGGGTGTTCGGCCTTGCCGCGCGGCTTCGCCCAGGCAACAAAACGAGGATCGTCCAATCCGTCAAAGCCTACTTGCCGGGCACGATCCTCCATAAGACGCCACTGGGCTGGCGTTGGGCGATTCGGCGCCGATCCTCGCCCGGCACCTTTGGGCCGACGCTGGCTCGGCCTATGGCGAAACCCCAAGCGCTTGAATTCCTCCATGACGGCCTCGAACCCAGACGGCGTCAGATCGTTTGCATGCTCAACCCCGGCGACACGCAACAACAGGGCGCGATAGTCTTCATCCGCCATGCTCAGTTCGCGCCTTGCCACATGAATCAAGGCAATCTTGCCGCGAGGGAGACGGCAGCCAGTGAACTTACGTTGCTGTGCACTCACGCGTCGCCCTCCACGTCTATCCAGCACCCCGCGTTCATGGCCCCTAGCTTGAGATGGCGGACATCGATCCGCTGCGCCCCGCCCACCAGCGCTAGCTTGCGCGCTTCGCGAACGGTCAAATCGAGATAACGCAGCCCCCCGTCCTGGCGTCCAATCTGCTGACACAAAGCCCGCTCATCCCTGCCCGAGATCCCCCAAGCTTCCAACAAGGCGTCCACGTCATCCTCGCCCGGCATATTGATGAACAACTGCGCTCCGGCAATGCGCGAGGTGATCTGCGCGAGCTTGGCATCCATCAGGGCTTTGTAACCCCTGGTATTGCCAATGAAGGCAAGCGCGATGCCCTCTTCATCGGGGAATACCAGCAGCTGCTCCATGATCGTCAGACGCAGCAGGTGCGCATGATCGAAAACGATCAGTCCGCCCCCCTGCACTTCCCTGACCACCCGCTCACGCAGCGGCTCCTCGCGCCCGGCATAACCGGCATATCCCGTCTTCGCAGCCAGCACTCGCTTGAGCAACATCGTCCAGGTGCGGCATTCACCATCCACCTGGACATAGACGACGTTTTCATCCATGCGCGCCGCCCATTTCGCGGTCTCGCTCTTGCCGGTGCCGGAGGCGCCCCAGATTGAGGCAACGCCTCGTCTCCCTTCGTTGCTTTTCGGTGTGCGCGCCTGCTCGAATGCTCTCAGGATGCGCCCAGCGATGGGGGTCAGGACGAATTCCCCGTTCAACTTTGCAATTTCGTCATCGATCTTCGTCAGCCAGGCAGAAAGCGCCTCGGTGATCTCTTTCGGGCGCGTTCCATTTTTCCATCCATCGACAGCTGTCCTTGAAACGTGCGACTCGACGGCAATTTGTCGGTCTTCAATGCCGGCCCTTAGCATTTCATCCAGCCGAACAGCAATCGCCTCTTCACGCATCGCCGGTTTTGGCTTGGCCGGAGCGAAGCCAGGCAAGTACCTGACGTCCGCCGGGTTCTCCGGTTCGGAAGGAGCACCCGCTATTTCCTTGGTTTTCGCATTCATCTACAATGAATCTCCTTTCACGTTGATAGGGGCGCCGCGTAAGCTGCTACTTGCCCGGCGCCGTTCGTTTAACGGCCCGCCAACGCCCGCTTGCGCAGGCGTTCGGCGGCTGCCGCAGCTTCCCTCTCTTGTAGTCGTTTTGCCTCCTTTCTGAGTTCTTCATCCTCACGCGACATCGAACCACTTGATTCCTTCGGCGTCTCCGCCTGGGACTTCACCATCTCCAGCACCTGAGCGGCCGGCAATACCTCACCAGTCTCCGGATCGATCTTCTCCGGCAGCACCTGGCTGGCCAGTTGCGCTAGGTAGTCCTTCGTATCTGTGCCGGCAAGAGCTCGCAGGGCCTCTTCCTGCGCTTTCACCGCTTTCGCGTATGCCGCCTTGCGTTTCATAATGGCCTTACCGGCTTCTTTGTCATTGAATGGGGTCATCTCTATCCGCTCGGCTTCGCAGAGGAGTTTTTCCCGACGATAGACATAGACCTGCGCACTCAAGGCGTGGGGGTTGTATCGGGCGTAGTAGCCGCGCCCAGGCACGAGCCTGGCCGTGGCGTCGCTACGATAGGCGGCGCCAAGAATCGTAAAGCTGCCATCCCTGCGGATGGTGATCGGTGTGGCCGAATAGGCGCATAGGCGGGCTTGTGCTTCCGTGATGCGTCTTACAGCCAGGCCCGAGCGATTGATCTCTTCCGTGTAGACCTGCAATGGAGACTTGCCGCACATTCCTTGACCGCGATGCGGAGTGCGGTGATAGGCGTGTATTTCCTCTCTCAAAACCTGCTCGACCAGTTCGACAGGAACGGCTTTCGATATATCCCACTCTTCAGGCCTGGCCTCCGGACTGTTGCCGCAGTAGGCGCCACGGAATTCAGGACGCGTTTCCGCCATGCCGGCGAGCGTGCCGAAGAGCCGCTCAACTGGTTTCGCCTGCCCGTGCGCAACCGTCGTCCACTGAACGTCGATATCGAGAAGCGGGAATAAACCGATGATCTCGTCATCCATCACCTTGCCGCGCCGGCGCCACGGCGCGCCGCCGGTGATTTCCTTGGCGGCGTTCTCCATGCCGTTATCGAGCTGAATATTGCGTGGGATCAGATTGCCGGTTGTCTTGATAGCTTCAAGAAATGCTGACCGCACCAGATCGGCATTCAGCGCACCCCCCAATGCGTAGCCGATCAGCATGCGGCTGCGCACCTCCTGTATAGCGAGAATCCACAAGCGGAACACCCGACCTTCGCGACCGTACGTCCCCTTGCCATCGAAGACCATCAGATCCTTGCGCCTGCCGTCCAGCGACCATACTTCATGCAACGCCAAGCTTGTGTAATCGCGGCGCGCTGTCGGCGCTTTCACCTTGAGCGCGGTTTCGCCTTCCTTGATCAGGGTGACTATGTCGTGAGGCAGCGCTTCAAAATCGCGCCGTGCTGTGTCATAGCTGGGCACCCCACCCCACCCCCTCAACCGTGCCTCGCGTTCCGTGCGCTTCCATGCAGTCTTGATCCGACAATTCGGGACCAATGCGTTGCTCAGAAAAAAGCGCCATGCTTCGTCATTCCATTCGGCGCGCTTGGCGTTGTCACCTGTCCATTGCCCAAGGAGGAGCGCCGGCCAGTGCAACGGGTCATAACCTTTGATACGGGAAATCTTCTCGTAGATGGCTGACTTGCCAATGCCGTAGCACGCCTTGACCTCGGCCAACGCCTGCGCAAGAGGAATGGAGTTCGCTTTCAGGTGTTGCCACAGGTGACAGGCTTCCGCATCACGCTGCGCCTTGGTCTTGAGGCTTGCGGTTGCATCCTCGAAACGACGCCACAGCACCTCTGCTTCTTCGTGAGGTAGCTCGCGCCTTTCCTCTGGCGCCCACCCGCTAGGTGCGATGTTGACGTGCTGCGCGTAGTAGATGGCCTGCGCCCAGGACGGCAGGCTAGATAGGGGAATGCGCCAGTTGCCGTGGGCGTCTTTGTGAGCGCCTGGATAGCGCAACTTTGCACAGCCGGCCCGTACGGCCTGAACTGAAATTCCTACGAAGCTGGCTACCTCTTCATTGGTCAGAACTTGGCTAGCGACAAAGTGCCTGGATATGGGCTTTTCTTCGCTGTCATTCATCGGATATCACCCCATCTTTGATACCCAATGCCACCGCTACCTTGTGCGACTTCCCGTAGTTGCAGGGCTTCTCAGAATGAAGAACGTGGTAGACCGTCATTCGATCAAAGCCTATCCGGCGCGCGTATTCCGCAATACTCACCCCTTTACGGCGCAGATCCCTCAATACCTCTTGCCGCGTTTTTAGCTGTTTCTGCTCCATGTCATATCCATTAATTGCCTGAAATGTTCACAAAAGGGAACAATGTTCATAATTGGGATATTGCTCTCGAATGGAAACACTGTCAAGGTTAAGTACATGGAAGACTTAGGAAAGCGCCTTAAGGAAGAGAGGGAGCGGATTGGCCTTACGCAGGCTAAATTTGCGAAAGCCTGTGGCGTTGGAAGAACAGCCCAATTCAACTATGAGCGGGGTGAAAGAGAGCCGAGCTGGTCCTATATGGAAGCCGCCCAGAAGCTGGGGGTAGATGCTCTCTATGTCTATTCAGGATTCAGGACGGGAAATGAGGGCGCTTATGGGCGCGCCCTTTCTGCAACGCTCTTTACCATTGAGATGCTGCTCGGGTTGGATGAGGAACAGCTGGAGAAGCTATGTAAATGGCGCGCTGAAATCGATTCGCTGGTAAATAGGACCGGAAAGGACGCTGACCACGCCCCCGAGAATGACATCGTTTCATTTCAAGAATGGACGGATGCCATCATGGGTTGGCTTGCAACTTGTACAAAACCGGATCGGTGTGTTGATGCCGTGCTACTGGCGAAAATACTTGATGCCATTAACGAGACTGCAGCACGATCCGGCGTTTCGCTCTCGACTGAGAAGAGTGTGCGCGCCGCACTCATTATCTACCGAGGCGCAAAGGCGTCCGGCCCAATAGATTTAACGATGGTGGAAGAAACCGTTCGCCTCGCTGCAAAGTGAAGCTTGGCATTACCCCCTTGCATTAGGTGATGACTGCAGAATCTTGGTAGGTAATGAACAACTGCTGAGCAAGAAAAGCACTTCCAGGGAGAAAAGCTATGGTTGCGCCACAGAAGATGTCGGTACACCTTTATAAAGTTCATACGGAGAAGGGGGCGGCTCCGTTAGACGATCTGCTTGAACGAATCGCAAACGATCACCTAGTGGATCGTTTGCGTCGTGTCGGGCCGGCACTTGAAACGCGCGTTGAGCATGTAGTTAAACCAAAGAAAGGCGCTCCTTACTGGCTGCTCGATTTCACTCGCCTTCGGTTCGAGCATGGCCCAGGAAAAGCCAGCAGGACAACACCGATTCAAGGTTTTCAACTGGCCGACGGAGAAGGATTTGGTGAAGAAACGGCGGTAATGTACATCCCTTCTAGCGAATATCTGCTCGTTCAATATAACCATTTCGGTGTGCGCTCTGGATCTATCGAAACATATTTCAACGGCTACGATCACCACAAGCCAAACGGTTACACATTGCTGATTGAGTTCGATGCTGAGACCAAGGCCAAACTTTCACGCAAGAATCTCTTTACCCGCCTTGAGTTCCAGGTGGCACCAGCCAAAATCAGCAAAGAAATGAAGAAGCTGGGGATACCGCTCACAAGGGCGCTTGAGATGGGTGGTGATTTCCATGCCGAAACGATTCAAGTGAGTATGAGTCTCGGTCGCTCCAAGAATGGAACGCTCAATTTCGATGCAGTAAGAAGTACCGTTAGCGCTTTACTCAGAGCAGCGGGGAATGACGCGGGCGTGAGTAAGCTCCAGGTCTCAGGAAAACAAGATCCGGATGACAGAATTGAGGTCCTGGATTTGCTAGCACCACGGCTTCGGCTAGACTTCGAAGATATCGAACTCGGTTCCGATCTGCGCTTCACCCAACAATCGAGATGGCGTGCGTTGCAGAGGGCAAGAGCAGCCTGGAAAGAATACGTCGGAATAAACTGATGGGCCGCTTTCTGGAGCAATGGATACCCTACGCCGCCGCGACGGCATGCGTTGCCGCTTGGTACTGGTTCGATCTGCCTTTTCCGAAGGATGTTAAGGAATTCCTGGCTGCCGCACTCTCGTACGGCGCGATCCTGACTGGCTTTCTCGCCACAGCCAAAGCCATTCTGATGGCACTACCAAGCGACAGCGTTATGGGCCAAATACGCACCAGCGGCTACATTGATGATCTGGTTTCGTACATTGCCCAAGCATTCTTCGGATCAATCATATTCTGCACCATCAATTTGGTCGGATTCTTTCTCGACTTAAGTAAGCTGGCTCGCGAATTTCAACTTGTGTGGATATTCTTTGCCGTGATGTCTTCGCTCGCCTTCGTGCGTGTTGGCCGCATTCTCCTCAGAATACTTAGGCTCTCTCCTAGTGCCATACGGTAGGGCATGCAGGTTGCGGAGCGTCACCATGTAACTTGCACGCCGCAGCGCAACTTTTACTACCATAACAATCAGTTAGGGCCGCGCAACCAAAAACGCTCAGTCCATAAATTAATTGCGCGTTAACTCCATGCTTTCCGCAACCTCAATACAATATGAACCGCTGTGGGCAGCCTCAACTTACTTCTTTTGCCACCAGGGCCTCACTAGATAAGTGAGAATTTACGCACCATTTGGCACTGCTGCCTTAAGGCGTTATCGATTTCCGGAGTTTCCTGCTGTGCTCTCTGTAACGGAAGGTATTGGGGCCTTGAGCAGGGGAACTGCCAAGATCGATAACCTATTGAAATCCCTTTATATCCCGGTTCGCCCCGGATAATCCCAGATACTCCGGACTTCCGCCTTTGCGTGCTTCCTCTCACTCATGCCGATTCCGCTCAAGACAAGTGGCTGGCTGGTCGTATATCTTCCGGAAAAAGCAGATGCTTGCTCGCCGGGACCGGCGCAGCCTGAAAAAATTGAAAAGGGGGGAGCCGGATGGCATTGAACGAAGGCGAGCTGCTGCGGGTATTCCAGACCATCATCGACAACCTGCCGAGCGGCGTGACCCTGATGGACAGGGATCTCCGCTTTGTCGCCTGGAATTCCGAAATCAAGGAACTGCTCAACTTCCCCGACGAGCTGTTCGATCCGGACAACCCGCCCGACCTTTCCAAGGTGGCGCTGTTCAACGCGCAGCGCGGTGAATACGGGCCGGGCGACCCGGAGGAACAGGCCCGGGCGCTGGTCGAGCGGGCCGGCAAGATGCTGCCCCACGTCTTCGAGCGGACCCGGCCCGACGGCACGGTGCTGGAGATCCGCGGCCGGCCGCTGCCGAACGGCGGCTTCGTCTCGATCTACACCGACATGACGGAGCGCAAGCGCGCCGAGGAGGAGGTGCGACGCACCGCCTCCTTCCTCCAGGCGGTGCTCGACCACCTGCCCTTCGGCATGATGGTCGTCGACAAGGCCATCCGCTGCCGCTACTGGAACCGGCAGAGCGAAGCCCTGTTCGACCTGCCGCCCGGCTTCGTCCATCAGGGCATTGCGATGGAAGAAGTGCTCCGGCAGATCGCCCGCAACGGCATCTACGGCCCGGGCGACGTGGAAGACCATGTCGCACGGCGGCTGAAGATCATCGGCGGCTTCCAGGCACATGCATTCGAACTGACCCGGCCGGACGGACGCAGCCTGCGCATCATGGGCGCACCGGTGATGATCGAGGGCGAACCCGAGGGGCTCGTGCTGTTGCAGGAGGACATCACCGAACACAAGAACTACCAGGCGACACTGGAACGCCTGGCCACCACCGACCACCTGACGGGACTGCTCAACCGTCGCGCCTTCCTCGATGCGACGGAGCGGGAAATCCGCCGCGCCCACCGCTACGGCCAGCCCCTGGCGCTGATCATGCTCGACGTCGACCACTTCAAGCGCATCAACGACGGCCATGGCCATCCGGCCGGCGATGAAGTCCTGCGGCGCATCGCCGCCACCTGCCGGGGCATGCTGCGCGACGGGGACCTGATGGGCCGGCTCGGCGGCGAGGAGTTCGCCATCACCCTGGTGCAACCGCCCCTGCAGGTGGCCACCGCCGTCGCCGAGCG